CTATGATTGTGTCCAGTTAATCAGGAGGTACTTATGCCTCAGTCATACCGTGATAAACTCGTCCGATACGTCTGCTGCCACCGAAGGTGTAGTGTCATTGAAGCCGAGCGATATCTGAACCAGAGTTGTCCGAGCTGGGTGAAGTCAGACCCTCCGGTGGCAACAAAGAAGGAGATTGATGATGAATCGTGAACCTGGGTTTTACCACATACGATGTGAACGAGACCAAGGGTGTTGGATTGTCGCTGAGTTTCTTGCTGGGCGATGGTTCATCACTGGTCATGAAGATGCGCTGTACGATCATCAGTTATTCGAAATCGACGAACGTCGGATTACTAGAGAGGAACCCACTGAATGATAACTCTCCGACCTCACCAAGTCGGTGCTATCGCTGCTGTGGACGCGGCGCTGTCCCAGACATACAAAGCAATAATGTGTGTGCTCCCGACAGGTTCTGGTAAGAGCCTGACACTGGCTGAGTATGCTCGACGCTGTTATCAACGACGTGAGCCCTGTGTCATCTTTGCTCACCGTGATGTGCTGATCTCCCAGCTCTCCGAGGCACTGTGCAAAATGCAAGTACCTCATACCTTCGTCTGCTCGGACAAGGCCCGTCGAGACATTACCAACAACAACCTTGAGTTATTCGGTGACAGTTACTGGGAGCCAACCAGTCCGGTCATCGTGTCATCGACTCCCACCTTCAACGCTCGAATTCGTGACGGTAAGCTGAACCCTCAGTTTTTAGAGTCAGTCCTGTGGTGGCTACAGGATGAGTGTTTTCCTGCCGGGACACTGGTTGACGGAAAACCAATTGAGTCAATAGTTCCCGGTGACATGGTTACTTCGTTTAATGAGCACACAGGCGAATTTGAAAAGAAAAAAGTAGTCCGAATGTTCAGACATGATGGGCATGACACCATGTGTGTGATATACACTAATGATGGAACCAAGCTCACGTGTACCATGAACCATCCTGTGTTCACTAAGCGGGGTTGGGTGCCTGCATTTTTATTGAATACATCAGATGAGGTGTTGAAACATGACAAAAGTTTGCTGTCACATGTGTGGAAACATGGTGGAACTAGATACTCCAAGCAAGAGATATTTACACAAACAGAAGGGGAGAAGTTATTGTTCAAAGGAATGCTCGTCAATATACCGTTCTCAGGTGAGTTCTGTGACCATGGCGAATACGAACAGGAAGTACGCATCGGAAAGAATGAAGAAAAACAACCCGATGTCGAAACCAGGTTCGATAGAGAAGATGAAAAAGACATTGAAAGAGATTCAACACAAACCTGTGGTGAGGGGTGGGAATGGGAGACCAGCAACAGAAGCGGAAACGCTACTGTATCTGTCGCTAAAACACTTGGGGTTCACTCTAGAAACGGTGGTGAAAACAGAGCACTTTCGTCACCAGATGAATTGTCCTCCTTGCTACAAAGTGGATGTTGGGAACAGCAACCTGAAGTTGGCAATAGAAGCGGATGGGTACAGTCACTGTTGTCTGAGCAGACAGGAGCAGGACAGAAAGAAAGAAACCTGTCTTACTGGATTGGGTTGGACAGTGTTGAGATTCTCGAACGAACGGATACTGACCGAGACGGAGAACGTCATGATTACGATTATGTCTACAATATTGAGGTTGAAGGGAACCACAACTATGTAGCCAATGGTGTTCTTGTCCACAACTGTCATCACACCATATCAGGGAACCAATGGCACACTTGCTTGTCGTCAATGCCGAATGCTCGTGGTATCGGGTTTACTGCTACTCCAATCCGGGGTGACAAAAAGGGACTTGGTTCACATGCTGACGGGATATTCGATTTCTTGTCCTGCACTGTGAACATGTGGGACCTCATTGATGCGGGGATGTTGTGTCCCTACAAAATCTACGCTCACGGTCGTATCGACATTACCGGGATCAAGAAAGACAAGAATGGTGACCTGAACACCAAGCAATTACGAATTAAGACTAAAGAAGCGGATATCACAGGCAACGCTGTTCGTGAGTACAAACACCATCTGAACGGTAAGCCGGTCATCACGTTCTGCATCAATATCGAGCACGCCAAAGAAGTCGCTGATGAATTCAACGCTGCTGGGATACCGTCGATAGCTGTCAGCTCAAAACAACCTCTGGCTGAACGTCAGCAGGCCATGGAAATGATGAAAACAGGTCGGGTCCTGAACCTGGTGAACGTTGACCTGCTCGGTGAGGGTTACGACTGCCCGGCTGTCTCCGGTGTCATCATGATGCGTCGTACTGTCAGTTACTCCCTGTTCAAGCAGCAGTTCGGTCGGATGCTCCGTATCAATGAAGGTAAGCGGTATGGCGTGCTCATTGATATGGTCGGCAACACCCGATACATGATGCAGACCTTCAATCTAAAATATCCTCACGATGACCCTGCGTGGACGCTCGACCGACTCACTGACCGAGCACAGAAGACATGCCCTGAGTGTGATTCTGATAAATTCTTTGATGGCGTCTGCCGCGACTGTGGTTACGAAGACCCTGATAAAATCGAGACTACAGAGTGTCCTGAGTGTGGTGCTATCGGCACTGTCGGCACCACACCAGACCCTGACGGTAAAATGCTCGTATTCATCAATGGGGTCTGCCCTGAGTGTGGTCACGTTGAAACTGAGGATGAGCGAGTTACCCGTATCAGGGAAATCAAGGTAAAAGATGGCGTCCTTGAGGAACAGGCTTTCGACCTGGTTGAGGAATTACTGGCGAAACGTGACACGTTCTATGCACCGGTTCAAAGTATTGCCAATAAGTTCCGTAATGACGGGTCTATCGCTATGCGGTCGGCTGTGAATAATCACGCAACCAGGCAATCTAATCTGGACACTCTCCGCCACTGGATACAGCGCTGGTGTGAACAGAAATGGCTAGAAACTGGAATGACACATAAACTCATCCAAGACGAGTTCGAGATCCGATTCGGTGTTAACATACTCCGATGCCAGGGTGACTACACTGCTGGCCAGATGGATGAGTTAACTCGACGAGTTCAGGGTGATATGAATGCAAGAAAAGCCTCATGAATGGTGTGCAAGAATGAGAGACACTGCCGCTGATGGTGAGACTGCGTACCACTACCATCAGCTTTATGAAATGTGGAAAGAACGAGAGGTAAAAGATGATTGAGAGGTTGCAGACAGACATGAAGCGACTGGGTTTTTACACCGGCGCTATAGATGGTAAATGGGGACCACAGTCTGAAAAGGCTTATCGTGCTCTCGTCGGTCTTACTAATGAAGTTTCAATTTCATGGGGGTCAAAAGTTTCACCTGCATTCCGATCAAAAGTCATTGATATCTCAGCACGACTTGGGGTTGACCCGGACGACCTGATGAGTTGCATTGCTTTCGAGAGTGCTGAAACGTTCAGAGCAGACATTAAAAATGCTGCTGGCTCAGGTGCAGTCGGTCTCATCCAGTTCATGCCATCAACAGCGAAAGGTCTAGGTACGTCAACGGAGTTACTAGCCGCGATGACGCCAGAGTCACAGCTTGATTATGTTGAGAAATATTTCAAACCGTACTCAGGTAAGCTGAAAAACCTGGGTGATGTCTACATGGCGATACTGTGGCCTGCTGGTATTGGTAAATCTGATGACTGGGTGTTATGGAGCCAGGCTGACCGACCGACTACTTACAGGCAGAACAGTGGTCTCGATATTAACAAGGACTCTGTGATCACTCGCGGTGAAGCAATCAAGAAAATCATGGAGAAAGCAACGCGAGGGGAGCAATACCGATGGTAACGCAGCATGTCATGGAACGACTGTCACCTACCCGTCGACAGGTTGTTATCACACTGCTCAGTATCACCACACCAAGCGATGACCCTTGGGTGGTCGAGGTTTACGATGCGGTAAATAATGCATTCTTTGAAAAGGCTGCTCGGCTACTTCTGCCTCATTCTAGTAGACTGTCAAGAAAGATACTAATAGGAGAGTAAAATATGGATTGGAAAGAAATAGGAAGGACAGCAGCGTCGGTAGGGGCTCCACTCTTGGGTGGGGCTCTTTTTGGTCCTGCTGGTGCAGCGGTTGGTTCCATCATAGCGGCACAGTTCGGGGTGTCTCCAGATGCCACACCAGACCAGGTGATGACTGCTATAACAGGTGACCCTGATGCAGCACTGAAACTTAGGCAAATTGAGACCACCCACGTCGAGAGACTACAGGAGCTGGAGAATGAACGACTGAAGATCGAGGCTGCTGACGTGCAGAACGCCAGGACTGCTCATCAACATCACTGGATGCCATCAGCAATCACTATGGTGATGTGCGCGATGTTCGGTGCTATTGTGGGTGCCCTTTTTATCTGGGCGATTCCTGGTGAGAATAAAGACATCGTTGTTTACATGGCAGGGCAGGTATCAGGGATACTCACCTCGTGCGTGACATACTGGGTTGGTTCAACCAGGGCGAGTGCTAATAAAGACTCGTTGATACGGCGGTATAAATGAAAGCCCCTCGATTGAGGGGTTTTTTGTCAGTAGTTATTACATCGCCGTCCCATCAGCGTATTTCCAAGCTTGGGTCAGTGCGTCGAAAAATGCTGGTTTTTTGGTTGTTGTGTTGTAGATCATGTGGCCATACCCGAGCAGATTTTTGTCAATGGCGTTGATGTTCTCTGTGGTATCTGCAACAGGCAGCCCAGAAAAAATGACCGTTCCAGCGACCCAAGTGCTGCCTGTCCACGTTACTACGCGAGTCTGATCAACTTCGTAATATTTATGTCCGGGAGGGACGCTTTTTGGCCTGTCTGCCAAGTTGCCAACGACTCGCAATCCATTCTCATCCACCCAGTTATTTGCTGCTACGCAACGTATCCATTTGTTGAGATGTTGATAGTCAAAATATTCTTGGAATTGCATGAAATAGGTGGGGTTGTGCTTTATGTTTGCCCCACCCACTGGGTCTAACCTGGTTCTGCCGGTAGTTCGTGCTAGTGTTTGGTTCTCAATGCGAGTGGCTGGTAGGTTATGACCGACAGCAGTAATGTTGTGGCTAATGGCTGCGTCCCCGTAGAACACATGGTTGAATTTTGAATACTCAACATTTGCAGATAAACGGACGCAGCGCACGGGACTCCCCGGAAGCATACTGATAACCTGACCCCCAGTAGTTGTCATCTCATTTACTAGACTGTGATGATCGTCGTTTGTATCAAAATACCTGACGCGCTGAAGTAGATAACCTACGGCTGCACCATTGATTTGTGTGTCATACCTAAAGTTGTTATTTGAGGACTTCAGATATCTTATATTTTCAGTGGAATACTCCCCAGTGCCTTCTATTACCACCTTTATACCCCTGTCACGGGTTCGTGCGCTATTGTCAGTCACTTGGCACTCTGCCATGTTCTGCCCCGGCAAAAGAGCCATACAAGCAAGAGACACCCCGCCAACGAGATGATTATCATGTATGTAGGCGTAGGTGGCGCCTTTTAATTTTATGGCATCCTCGTGCCCAGTCTCTGGAGTCTCCGTGGTGTAGTCGCGCATTCTGATGTAGTTATCAAAAACGCGCACCTCTCTATTCACACCAGTCCCATCAGGTAGGCATGTTGGATATACTGGATGTCGGTCTATAGGTGCCGTCTCATGGCCTAGACTGTTCCCAAATACTACAACCAGATCACAGTCTATCGGAACTGTCCCGTACCCATACACCCCAGGGAATGCCTGAGTGAGTAGCTGCTGAGGAATATTTTCATACCTCGCGCCATTGCATATGTGTAGTTTTGCAGTGACGGTATTTACTACCGCCGAGAGATTCTCTGCATAGCATCCCTCACAGTGGGTGTGTACATTGTTTACAACAATACCTACAATTGGCGCGCCTACTCCACGCACCTTGTTGCCGTTTATGTGGGTGGCAGTTGTTACGGTTTCAACCCCGGTTCCGTCTAGTGTAAGCAGCACCCTGTAGGTGGCTTCGTCTTGTGGGCCTGTGTAATTGATAACGCCCGCACCTTCGTACAGGATCTTAAAGTTCTTTCCTGCGAGACTCCTGCGATATGTCGTTGTGATGTTCTGGACATCATCAACGACAAGCGTGGCATCAAGTGACAATGCTGCATTGAGAGCAGCACCAAAGTCGGAGTATTGAGATGTTCGTATCTCCCTTGCCGCCCCGCCAACAATAGAAACGCCACCGGGTGATGATAACTCATCTCGCAGTAGTTGATCAGTCCTTGGCGCCCAATCGACACTACCTACAGGGTTAGTTCCTGGCACTACGTGATAACAACCTGTCGGAATGACACCGAGATAGGAATACCAGTTCAGGCTCACTGGGTCGTACCAAGCGATGTCGCGCTCACCCGGCATTACCGTGAAACCGGTAGTGAAATCACCAGACCCTCGTTTGAAGCCGACATTTTTCATTACTTTGTTATAAGTTGGTCTAACCTGACCTGTGACTTCATTGGTACTGTCACCTTCACCCGTACCCATCAGACGACCAAAGTCATCAGCGTGTTTCTTTGTGTTCTGTAGGTCTAGCAAGCTAGGAATATCTTCGCAACTCATGTTATTTCCTTCTGAAGTAAATTGCGGAACGGACGATGAGCCACCAGATTAGAGCGACGACGAGGAAATCGACGATAACCCAACCAGAGGCGTAATCGGATGGTACGTTTTGACCTGGTTCAGACACAGCCCAAGTGAACTGCATGATACCGAAAGCCAGTAAAACAAAAACTGCGGCAGCAGCAGGACGAGGGTCCCGACGCAATCTCCGCAGTAGGCACATAAGACTTAATGAATAACCGCTTGCCATAAATGTC